AACACTGTTGTCTGGTCAGGCTTGAATACATCAGGCTCACTAGGGATACCCTGATCCTTCATGAACTGTGTCAACGGGTCTTTGTTGTCACCACGTACAGTACGAATGTAGTACTCTGAGTGACGAGCATGAATACCACTAGCAGAGTCAACAAGTTGGGAGACAGTGCCAGAAGGTTTGACACAAGTGATAGCAGCAGCAGCAGGGATACCAAGGCGTTCAGCCCACTGAGCATTCGTAGCAACGGCAATAGTTTTGAGATGGTCAAGGGTCTTCTCCAATCCTTCATTAGCTGTAGTCATTAGTGGGTTGTCCATGATACCTGTTAGGGACACTCCGAGCAGTCGTTCTTCTTCAGTATTTCGTTGCCACACTTTTCGCAGGTAAGGGAACTTGGTGTATGTAGACTGTATAGTTCCAAGAATTGTAGCAAGTCGTACCTTCCGTTCCAAATCTTCAATAGTGTCTGTAGCACGGATCACAACCTCTGTTAAGTTACAGAATTGGTATGGACGTAGGATGATCTCAGAGCAAGGGTTAGTACCAAACTCATAGTTAGGGTCACGACGTCCGTTCTTCTCTGCCTGTTTCTTAGAGGCTTGTCGGTTAAAGATACCACGTTCACCACTACCACTTTCAACCAGTGCCATCCACTCACGCATGAAGGATAGACTGTCAGGCTTCTCAGTGTACGACACAGAGTTGTTAGCCAATGCACGTTGAGGGTTGTTCTCCCACCACTGACCAGACTTAGCATGACGCATACGGTCATCACTCAGGTTAGATAGGGAGATCATAGCTGATCGACGTACACCACCTACAACAACGACTTCACCAATCTTACACATGATGTCGTGTGCTTCAATGCTAGACAACTTACGTCCCTGTGCATCCTTGAATACTTTGACTACAAAGTTAAACAGGTCTACCAAAGGTGCAGGGCCAGAAGCACGTCCACCGAATGTCTTTAGACGAGCACCTGCAGGGCGAACCTTAGACACATCCCACTTAGGGATCTCACCTGAGTACAGTAGAGCAATCACTTGACGTAGAGATTTAGCCCAACCCTCTTTACTATCCTTCACAACAACTGTTGTTTCACTGTCGAATAACTCTTCAGGTACTTCTGGTAGCTTCCCTACAAACTGACGTTCAACACTGAAGCCAACCCCAGTACCACACAACAAGATAAACATAGCCTCATCGAAAGACTTGGGATCGTCTACAGGTAGGTAAGAGCAGTTGTATCCTGCAGTGTTGTCACGTTCTAAGGCTGGGCCAGCAGTCATCAAGGCTCGCATAGAAGGCATAACCTCTAGGTCAAGGATAGCTGTCTCGATAGCATCGGCTGTAACTGGATCAACCTTAGACTGGACTAGGTTGTCCATGTAACGATTGACTGTCTCAGCCCATGTCTCTCGTCGCCCTTCGTTTTCTAGCCATCGAGCATACCGTGAAGTATGAATGAAGGCTTGGTAGTCTGTTGGTAGGTAGTTATTCATTAGTCCCTCTTTTCTTTTTATCTTCTTCTAACCACACTAATCGGTCAATGTCGCCACGATTAATTCCAATATCGTTTAACTCTCTGTCTGATAAACTATTAAGTTCTTTAATAACTTGACGATGCTCTCGCCACGTTGCTAGAAAGTTTACATATCTCCAAAACCAAGTCATCGTTTATCTCCTGATCCACCAATGACACCACGTTCCTGACGATCCTTTAGTTTGTCAAGATTACGTTGTGCTACATCGGACATGTTTACATTTAGGTCACGGCAGAGTGCAGCCATGTACCACATTACGTCACCGATCTCATCGGCAATAGCCTCACGGTCAAACTTACCATCCCGTAGGATCTTCTTGACCTTACCTACTACCTCACCTGCCTCATTGACAAGTCCCATAGAGGGGTAGATTACTTGGTGCTCTGCTTTGTAGATGGCAGTCTTAACTGCCTTAGCTTGGTATTCATCAAACGTCATTACTCTTCTTGTTCCTTCCAGTGTTCATACTCTGCGTCTGTGTTAAAGTAGTCGTCGAAACAAATCATACCTTCCTCAACAAGGAAACGAATAACAAACTCATCTGTTATCTCGTTCTCTTCAAGCAGGAAGGCAAGCCCATAGTTCTCGACGAGGGCCTGTATTCTGCTCTCGAAGTCAAACATTAGTAGCCTCTATCTCAATAGGATCTAGTTGTTTAGAAAGGGTTTTGATGTCCTCGTAAGCCTCATTCATAGAGGGGTACAGGACTTCTTGGTGTTGTAGTTCCCCATCAGGAAACTCGACAAGACATAAATTATACCATATGTTATCACCTGAATCAAATGGCCCTTCGATTACTTTGTGTATCTTTAGTACAGTCATTTCAACCACTCCTCAGGTATTAACTTGTCTGCGTATATGAAGTCGTGTTTGTCACACCACATCCCGTATGTTGTCTTAGATCCTTTGTTGATCTTAGCTCTAGAGTTAGTGAAAACGAAACGGATGTCAAGGTCTGGGTGTTGCTTTTTAATTAGAAGATGTTTCTTTCTATCTGCTACAACAAACCTGCCCTTAGTTTCTACGATAATACCGTTACCTAAAATGAAGTCAGGTGTGTACTTCCTGACCTCATTAATTTCATAGCTAATCCTAGTGGACTCGTAGGAGAACTTAACCTTAGCTTTAGTTAATTGCTCGGATACTCTCTCCTCTAAGCCTGAACGGTAGCCATACTTAATACCACGACTAGCCATCTACTGCCTCATAGACCTGTGGTGTATTGACTACATCTACTAGGTGTAGAGGGCCAGTGCTGTATAGGAATGTACGAGCCTCAGGCCAACAGACCTTACGGAACTCACAGTAACTACACTGCATGTCTAGCTTAGTGTTAGGGCTGGTCTTACTCTGAGGGACAGGTGGGATACGATCCTCAGGGATTGGCCCCTTCACTAACTCCTTAGCTGCAAGCATCTCCTCTTCCTTAGTCTTCAAGTCTTCCTCGAAGTCATAGGCATCTAAACAGATATGACCATTAACTTTGTCGATAACTAAGAAAGCACCTGCAGTCTTGTTGGTAACAAGTGGGTCATCCTTACCTGCGTACACATAAGAAGATAACTGGGAGATGTAACCAAAGGGATCATCATCACGTAGGTTACCATCCTTAAACTTCTTAAAGGCAAAGGGTGAAGCAGACTTAACGTCTACTGTCATACCATCAATCACACAGTCACGATGTCCCTTGATCCCGTGTACATCTAACTTATCCTGCTCACCCTGTACGTCATGTCCTGCAGCCTTAACGATGGCTAGGACTAGCTCTTCAATCATGTCACCAAAGAAGAACTTCAGTAGAGCATTAGCTTGTAGTGGTTCAGCCTTATCAGTTTCATTGATCTTGTACCACAGCTTACGTTTACAGGGTGTACCGATAGAGGATAGGGATAGGTAGCCACGTGGTTCCTGTGGTTTAGAGAACCGTTGGTTAGCTACAGTAGATATGTTAGTACCCATGATGGAACTGATCGTACCGTTCCAACCACCGTTACCTTTGATTACCTCGTTCATATCTTCAACGAGTGTCTTTATCTCTTTCATTTTCTATGTTCTCCAACTGTTTTGCTAAGTGCATAATTGACTGTACACTAAAAGATTCTAGATCGTCAAGGTCTTCATCCGTCTGGTTTATCTTCCATGCCAGATATAAGCTGACTACAAGATTACAACAAACTATTATTTCAAAGACTGTCATCTGTTTGGGTCTCCAATTTGTACACACCCTCAGGTGATTTCATTGCTGCAAAGATCTGAATAAATTGTTTGTATGTCATGATAACCATTTCATAAGAACTCATTTCATCGTCTAGTTGCCTCAGGTATACGTACTCATCATCTAGGATCACCTCGACATCCTCAAACTGCCCACTCTCATCTAGTGAAACAACCTTTGTAATGTCATGATCCATTTCTACTGTATACATTACTCCTCCTCTAAGCAGAACCCACACATATCACCCTGCGCTGGGCCACCACATGACACACACTCCCTCCACTCACGAGAGTGTTGCAGTGATGGGACAGGCATCCAGTGTTTGAACTTGTCTTCACCTATGGCCTTCACTGCATCGTGGTACAGCATGTTGAACCACAGCTCACCATCCTCATATGTAGCAATAGATATGTGAGTGTAGGTGTTATCTTCATCACGACCAAAGAGAATAACCCCTTGCCCTTCCTCTGGTTTGGTGTGGTCTATATGGTATGCCATGCTAGTCATGTTTGTCTTCCTTTCCTAAGATACTGTCGAACACATAATCAATGTCAGTACCTGTTGCACCACAATAGATCAACAACTTTAAGCCAAGCTCTTGGGCCAAGGCTGCTGTTGTATCGTCCATATCGAACTCTACAGTGGCACTACCATCTTCATGCTCTTTGTAGTCTGTCACTTTCATTTCACCTACAGTGTCACTCATTACACGTCCTTACCCGATAATATCCGATTATACCCGATTTACGTTCAGTAATCGTCTTGTCCTTCCATTAATGCAACCCACGATACTGGGAACAGGTC